GCAGCACGCAGTCTTTTCGGACTTTGCCTGGTACCAGAGCTTCGGCAATGGCAGCCAGTACGGCGCCGTCGCCAGCAACGAGCTCCGGGCCCGTGCCGTCCGCAGATTAATCATTCAGTAATTCAATAATTTCGATTCCGGAGTCAGCCATGAAACGTCCGCTCAATGCCGTTCTGCGTTCCGTCGCGAAGTTCCAGATGCGTTCTCTCGAGATCAGCCTGCAGGGGAAGCTGGACACCCTGCCCTACGTCACCGACGAAGCAACGCTGGCCTGCATGCGCATCTCGATCCGCCAGCTGCAGATTGATCTCGCCAAGGCCCGTTCGCGTTACCAGTCGTTTCTCCCGGCCGGCGAACGATTCATCTGGGAAGTGGCGTGATGAATACCGGCCACCACCTCGCCAGCATGGCAGAGCGCCGCGATCAGTTTGACCGCATGGCCGGCTTGCTTGTCGCCTTCCTGTGCTGCATCGGAACGTTTTCAGCCGGGCTGCTCACGTGGGCGGTCCTGTGCTGATCGGCCTAGCCATCGCACTGGCTGTGCTCTGTCTGACCAATCTCTTTCTCGACTAATCCAAGGAATCACGATGCAAACCATCTCCATGCCAGAACTCGCCGCCGGTGAGACCTACATCGCCACCCTCTTCGATGCGGCCTCCCAGACCGGACAGCACATCATCCTGCTCGATGGCGACAACAACAACGCTACCTGGGAAGAGCAGAAATCCTGGGCAACCAGCATCGGCGGGGAGTTGCCGACCCGCTTCGAGCAGGCCCTGCTCTACGCCAAGCACAAGGATCTGTTCCAGGTCAATTGGTACTGGTCTGGCGAGCAGGACGCAGTCTTTTCGGACTTTGCCTGGTACCAGGTCTTCGGCGATGGCGGCCAGCTCAGCTACTTCACCTACATCAAGCTCCGGGCCCGTGCCGTCCGCAGATTAGCCATTTAACCATTTAATTATTGCTTTTCATCAGCATGGCCCAAACCACCCACCTGCCGATTTACAAGGTTGCCTACGATCTGCTTGGCCTGGTCACCGACTTGGTCAGGAACATGCCGCGCGACTCGAAGCAAACGATCGGCATCAAGATCAACCAGGAGTGCGTCGAGATCGTCGTTCTGATCTTCCGCGCCAACTGCGCCCGTGACAAGGCACCGCACCTGGAAGACCTGATCGAGCACCTGCAAGTCATCGAACTGCTGCTGCGCCTGTCGCGAGACAAGCGCCTGATCTCGACCAAGGGCTATGCCCAGGCCATCGAGCTAACCGGCAGTATCGGCAAGGCAGACCTTACCAAAACCTATCGCAGGAGTATTTCAGCATGAATGTTGCAAGCGAAACCCAAGCCGTGAGTGGGGAAGATAACCTCGGCAGCGGCACATCGGACGACCTCCGTAATTTGTACCAACAGGACGAGGGTGCCGCCTTCGTTGAGCAGCCAAAGCCGGATGAATTGCCGGCCGAGGCTTGCTCCGATGTCGCCCGGACTATGAACACCAGGCCGCTGGAAAATTATGTCGCTCGATGCGACGGAGGCAACTGCCCGAGCAAGAAGAACTGCCGGCGCTATACCGAGCGGCTCAGCGACGATTTGTACATGCTCCGTGCCGCTCTCTGGCTGCGCCGGGATGCCGGCGCCAGCGCCTGCGACATGGTGATCTGGATCGACCGTGTAACCACCTTCAAGGACGCCACATTATGAGCCATACGAAAGAGCCGTGGCCGGTATTCACCGACATCGCAACGACCATGACGCCCGACCCGGAAGGAACGCCGGTAGCGATTCTTTCTTGGGACGACTACATCCGCGCTCGGGCCTGCGTGAATGCTTGCGCCGGGATCAGTACAGACAACCTGGAAGAAAACCTTCCAGTCAAGGAACTGGCTAGACGTTACAACGCAGCACTCAGGCAGCGTGACGAACTGCTGGCATCTGAAAAATGGATGTACCGGAAGCTCTGGGAATCCATCAACGGCACCGGATCATGGGATGCAAACCCGTGGGTCTGGGTCGTGGAATTCAAGAAACTGGAAGGCGGTGCAGCATGAGCCACGCCCTGATGGTTGATCTGGAAACACTGAGCAAACTCCCGACTGCGGCGATTTCAAGCATTGGCGCGGTGATCTTTGAGCCGCACAGCGACTGGATCGGCGAAAGCTTCCATCTGCACGTCAGCCTGGAAAACTGCCAGCGCCATGGCCTGACGATCGACGCTTCGACGGTTACCTGGTGGCTTGGTCAGGATGATGTCGCGCGCCAGACACTGATCGTCGGCCAACTGGATGCCGCTCCGCTGATCACCGCTCTGGAAGCATTCAGCAACTTTTTTCCGTCCGGGGCCGAGATATGGTGCAACGGCAACAGCTTCGACTTGCCAATCCTCGCCAATGCCTACCACGCCATCGGCGCCGAAACGCCATGGGCCTTCTACAACGAGCGCGACCTGCGCACGCTAAAGGGCCTTAACAAAGGCGCCCGCATCCAGCGTGAAGGCACCCATCACAACGCGCTTGACGACGCTATTCATCAGGCGCGCCTGGTCCAGCACATCCTGCAATTCAACCCGGACGTCGACGCATGAAGCCGGCCGTCACCCTGCCGCTCAGTCCGAGCATGAATCGCTGCCTGGCTGAAGGCCAGAAGGTTGGCGAATCCTGCGAGCGCAAAGACCAGTGCGCCCGGCACGTCACCATCGAGCACGACGACGAACCGGTGCCGGCCTATTACCGAGCCTGCCACAGCGATCTGATGGTCGCTTTTATCCCGCTGACTGGCTGGCCCGAGGAGGAAGTCGAATCATGAGCGCCAAAGGCCAACCCCGCCACCTCTGGACGCATGAGGAAGATGCGATGCTGATCAGCCTTTACGACACCCAGCCAGCATCGGCAATCGCCAAGGCTATGGGTATGACCCGTGGCGCGATCAAGAATCGCGTCAATAAGCTGGGTATCACCAAGGGCCACAACTGCGGCTGCTTCGATAAAGGCATGATGCCCTGGAACAAAGGACAGCACTTCGTGGCTGGCGGCCGTGCCGCAGAGACGCAGTTCAAGCCGGGCCAGAAGCCGCATACCTGGAACCCGATCGGCCATGAGCGCATCACCAAGGATGGCTACCTACAGCGCAAGCTGACCGATACCGGCATCACCCGCCGCGACTACGTCATGGTGCATCACATTGTGTGGCGTGAAGCTGGCAATGATATTCCCACTGGCAGCGCCCTGATCTTCATTGACGGCAACCGGAAGAACTTCGCGCTGAGCAATCTGGCGCTGATCACCCGGGCCAACCTGATGCGCCGTAACAGCGTCCACAACTACGGGCCGGAAATCGCGGCCATCGCCCAGCTGCAGGGCGCCATTCAACGACAAATCAACCGGAGAGCGAGGGCTGAAGCATGACTACGAAAAACATCACCGACCTGCGCCGCATCATGTTCGACACGCTTCAGGCGTTGCAGGACAAGAAAAACCCACTGGACATCGAGCGCGCACTGGCCATCAAGGAAGTCGACCAGGTCATCGTCAATAGCGCGAAGGTCGAAATCGATTACCTGAAGATTACCGGCCAGGGCGGTAGCGGGTTTATTCCAGAGGAATTGACCAGCGCACCGCGCCTGCGGGGCGAAACCGTAGAGCCAACCGGCCATGGCATGAAGACCATCACGCACCTTCCCGGCGGCACCACGATCACCCGACACAAGGCCAGCTGACCATGGGCCATAAAAAAAGCATCACATCAATGCTAGTCCATCGCCAGGTTCCAATCTTTCCAGAAGGCCTGCCGAAATACATCAATCGGCCAGATGCAAATCGCCGTCCGCTCATCGTTTCCACCGAGCAGTATCCGCAGGATATTGAGGACAAAACCGCTTTGCAGGCCGCTCGTCAATGTTCTGGTGCAGCCAGCATTGCCCAGAGCCGCCATGCGGTAATGGATGCGATCAAGGCCGGCGCGAAGACGAAATCAGAGATTCAGGCGAAGTCCGGTCTGTCGAAATCCAGCGTTTTTAATCATGTCCGGTCGATGGCAAAGGATGGGATTCTGATGTTCGACAAATCGACTTCGCCTTGGACTGTTGAGGTGACGGGATGATAAAGATTCCACTTGATTCAAAGCGCCGAGTCATTGAGAAAAACATTTTCCCTTGGTCTAGCTGCGCACCATTTGTCGAAAACTCTCGCGGCTCCTTGATCCATAGACCACGAAGCGGCGCTACCTACAACATCCACAAGCATCAGCATATCAGTGTCAGCTTCTGGTGCGGCATGGCCGTTGCCACACACACCAATAATCTGACGTTTTTACCATCGCCACCTGACGGGAAAATACTCTGCGAAAAATGCGAGGCAAACGCCGTAAAGAACGGCCTACCTAGCGCCGACGACCTGGCTGGAAAGCACGTGCACAAAGGAAGAACGGTTGCCGTTGTGACTTGCTGCCCCGCGCACGAAGGGGTGACGAGATGAGCCTATCCCGCCAACAGCGCGCCCATCTAGCCGCCTGCGACCGCTTCAAATCTGGAAAGCAGAAGCCGCCAACCCGCAAGCAGGCCCAGGCATGGCTAGCACCGATCCGTAAAGCATTCCGCGAGATCAAGACCGGCGAAGTCGATTCTCACCGAGGCTACGCCATCACCCGCATTCATTGGGCCGATGAAGACTTCGCCCGTGTCGATCACTGCATCAACGGTTTCACCGCCATGCTCGATCGCCTGATGCCGGAATTCGACACCGGGGCGATGAAGCGCGTCAGCAAGAAGCTATCGGCAGGCGTGCTGCTCACGCACGACGAGGTCGAGGCGTGCTTTGTGGTGCTGAACCTGTGCGAGGACCGCCTGATCAAGCATAAGCGCGCTGAGCTGATGGATGCCGCGCTGACCGAGCAAGTGAATATCGAGCTGGAACGGCTCAATTTGAAGGATGCGGCATAGCCATGCAAATGAATCTCGACATCCACGGCGAGCTGATCATCGATAACTTTGCCGGCGGCGGTGGTGCTTCAACGGGAATCGAGCTAGCGCTCGGTCGTCGCGTCGATATTGCCATCGACCATGATCCGGAGGCGGTCGCCATGCACACTGCGAACCATCCGGAGACGAAGCACTACTGCGAGAGCGTCTGGGAAATCGACCCGCGCGAAGTAACCCAGGGTAGGCCTGTCGCGCTGGTCTGGCTTTCTCCCGACTGCAAGCACTTCAGCAAGGCCAAGGGTGGCAAGCCCGTCGAGAAGAAGATTCGCGGCCTCGCCTGGGTTGCGCTGCGCTGGGCGGCTGTCGCCAAGCCGCGTGTGATCATGCTCGAGAACGTCGAAGAGTTTCGCACATGGGGCCCGCTGGTGATCGACGGCGAAGGCAACACCAGGCCATGCCCGAAGAACAAGGGCAGGACGTTCAATTCGTTCTGCAATGCCCTGAGAGCCCAGGGGTATCAAATCGAGCATCGCGAGCTTCGTGCCTGCGACTATGGCACGCCGACGATCCGCAAGCGCCTGTTCCTGATCGCCCGCCGCGATGGACAGCCAATTGTCTGGCCAGCGCCGACGCACGGCGACCCGCGAAACATCGCCACCAAGGCCAATAAGCTGAAGCCGTGGCGCACCGCTGCTGAGTGCATTGACTTCACCGCGCCATGCCCGTCAATCTTTGAGCGCACCCGTCCGCTGGCCGACGCCACACTTCGCCGGATCGCCAAGGGCATCATGCGCTACGTTGTGAATGCGGCAGAGCCGTTCATCGTGAATACGGCGAATAGCAAGACCACCGGCAGAGGGCCCAACGCTTGGGATATTAACGAGCCGACGCGCACAATAACTTCAGCGCCCGGATTCGCTGTTGTCGCACCAGTCCTGACCGAGCATGCCAACGCATCGACGCCCCGCTGCATGCCAGCCGACGAACCGCTGCGCACGATCTTAGCCCAGACTAAGGGCGGGCACCACGCCCTGGTTACCGCCTTCATGGCGAAGCACTACGGCGGCGTTGTCGGCCACAGCCTACAAGGCGAACCGCTGCACACCGTCACCAGCTCAGACCATAACAGCCTGGTCACCGCCAACCTGATTCACATGGGCCACGGCGAAGGCAAGGACGGAAGCAAGCGATTCAGCCACGGCATTCGTGACATTGAACAACCGATCAATACCATCACGGCCAACGGTGCGACCGCTGGCATCGTGACGAGCAACCTGGTCAAGATGCGCGGCACCAGCCAGGACGGCCAGCCAATCGACGAGCATCTGCACACAGTAAGCGCCCAGGGGACGCACCACGCCGAGGTCCGCGCCTTCCTTGTGAAATATTACGGATCAGACCAAGACCCACGCCTCGAGGAACCGTTGCACACGGTAACCACTAAGGACCGCTACGGCCTGGTAACTGTCGCCGGCGATGAATACCAGATCGCCGACATCGGCCTGCGCATGCTGGCCCCACGTGAGCTATTCAAGGCCCAAGGATTCCCCGACAGCTACGTCATGGACTGGGGAATCGATCACAACGGACAGCGCATTAACCTGACCAAAACAGCCCAGATTCGCATGTGCGGCAACAGCGTTTGTCCGCCACTGGCTGCGGCGCTTGTCCGGTCGAATCTTTCTGAACTGGCCGTCGCCAGGAGAGCGGCATGAACCTGCTGAAAAACATCGCCATGAATATCGTCTTTGTGCCGATGGCCATTGCTGGGTTTGTTCTGCTGATGGTTTTTATCGCCTTCGACTGGGCCACAGGCGGGTTTGAGGCATGACCATCCAGCAATACTTTTTGGCCGCCTGAGATAGCCAATGAACACACTGGACCTCACGGACGCTGCAGCATTGCTTCACATGAGCGAAGACGCGCTCATGCGGAAAGCGCGCGCCGGGATCATTCCAGGGTGCAAGCCAGGACGGCAGTGGGTATTTCTTGAGGTTGATCTTATCGAGTGGATGAGGTCACAATACAGCCAGACACCCAAGACAAGAGCACGGCAATGGTCCTCGAAAAAAGAGGGAATATCTGGCACATCGACATCCGGCATCAAGGACGTCGAATTAGGCGATCTACTCAAACGAGTAATAAAAAGCAGGCCCAGGAACTGCATGACCGCCTGAAGGCTGAGCTATGGCGCGAAGATCACCTCGGCGTGGTGCGTCCCCTGGGCCAAGTTGTAAATCTTCGCTTCGGTCATCGCACACCTCCAAAATAAACGTCAGCTATTGCCTGCTCTTTCGTGGCCCAGCGCCTTATCGACATCAGGCGGTAGTGCCTTACGATATAGTGGCCATTGAACGCAATCACGAAATCATCACGGGTCCAGCGCCTTCCTTTTGGCGGAACGTACTCAACCGTCCGCATCCAGCGCCACCCGGTGCGCTCTGCATAGCCAAAGTGGGGGATGTACCCGCGAAGGCTATGCGATCGGCGGACCCATGCGTATTGCCGGCAGTGACCGACTGCCCAGAACCACATGGCGACCAGCCAGCAGTTGAGCATGACGCGATTGCTCACCTGGGCCACGCATCGATCAGGGTTTGTCGGTCGCTGGCGAGACTGTCAGCCGCTGCTGCCACTTCTCCAAGCTGAGCCGAGCACTCGCCGAATACGGAAAGGGTGGCATCGGCTGTGACACGGCAGGCATCGGCGGCAGCGCTGGGCAGCTCACGACGGAGGGCGGCGACGGTGTCGCGCAGGCCGAGAGCAGCCCGGTGAGCAGCGTCATAGTCAGCGCGGATTTTCTTTTCACGTTCGGTTGCGGCATTTTGGGCCTCGCTCAGCTTGGTCATCAGGGATTGCTCTTTGGTACGGGCGGCCATATCGGCGACCAGGGCAGCCTGCAGGCGGATCGCCTTGTCGGCATCCCACTTGTCTTGAACCTGTTCGCGGCCGGTGACACAGCCGGCAACGAAGGTTGCGGCGAGGAAGGCGAGCACTGCGGCGATCCGGATCAGCGCCCCGGTCAGCATCCCAGCACCTTGCGCGCCCGCTCGAAGTAGGCCAGCCGGTCGGCGTAGCCGTTGAGGCCGCCGTTGATGATGCGGGTGATGGTTTGAAAGCTGCTCGGGCAATCGGCCGTGACGTTCAGGCCGCGAACCCACCAGAACCAGGCGGCCGAGCGTGCCGCATTGTTCGGCTCTTCGAGCAGCTCGGGTTCCGCAAGCAGGATGTCGCCATCGCCGAACAGCGCCTGGCTGCACTGCCGGTAATTGTGCTTGCCGGTTATCTGGATCAGGCCGCGCCCCTTGAAGCGCTGCCCATCGCCTTCGGCTTCCGGCGTATTGCCGAGGCGGGCAGCCAGCCGGCCGGTGTCGTAGGCAGCACCGCTGGCCAGCTCGCGCGCATAGCGCAGTTCGGCAGACTCATGCGCCACCTGCGCCAGGAAGGCGGCGATCCGGCGCGGGGTATCGATGCCGAATTCCGTCATCGCCTCGTTGAGCGCATCAATCCACAGCAGCGCCCGGCTTTTGGCATAAGGCATGATCTTGATGAGCTGGTCGGCGGTAATCATGTTTTTCTCCGGTCGGTAATCGCCAGTACGGCCAGGGCTAGCAGCAGAAGCGGCCCGCCGATCTGTGCGGCATTGAGGGCGACGGCGATGGCGCCGGGCACGGCAACCGCCCAAAATAGTGCAATGCCAGCGAACTGCCCACGGCAGCCGGTGAAGTCCCGCACATCGAGGCAGGCAATCACGGACAAGGCCTTGTAGAGCACGATGGACATGGCGACGAGGTAGATCAGGCTCATTTATTGACACCTCCAACAATGGTCTGCAGACGGGCAATGGCAAGAGGAACGATGGTCGGGCAAGCCGCGCCGATGGCGATAGCCATGAGCAGCCGTAGCGGGCTGCCCGTATTCGCCAGCGCGGCTTGGTCGGATGACAACCAGGCGACGGCCACCGGCGATCCATACCCGGCCATCAGGCTGGAAAGGCCAACGGCAGCGGCCGCCTTGATGCGGTTATCGACTGCCGGCATCCAGATCGAGACAAAGATGGCCGAGCACATGCCGAGCAATAGCGCGTCGATTTCCGCTCCGAATAGGCTGCCGGTAATGCCGATGCTGCCGCCGATGATGATGCCGGCCGTGGTTGAATGTGGTTCTGGCATGTTTTCTCCCTATCAAATCCAGCAGACTGGCGTTGTATCCCTGACGACCTGCCCGGTTACCGGGTGTTCGGTGCCGTAGATCGGGCCGGCGGAAAAGCTAGCCGCACTGATCGTCGAGGCGTCGCTACCGATGACACCGACAGCCTTGTGAAACAGGGTCTGGCGAGCCGAGGAATCGCCCCACACCTTGGGCTCCTGGGAGTACATGCCATAGACCTTGTTGGAATACCGCCAGCCCAGCGAATCCCCGTAGGTATTGTTATTGGCGTTCGGCCCCAGCACGCCGTAATGGGTCAATGAGCCGTAACTGGTGCCGACGATCATCTGCTCGGCCCCGGTGACAGTTGTTGATCCGCCCCCCAATGAATAAGTCGTACTGGATGTGACGGGGAAAACTGCGCCGTCTGGCGTTGTAAAGACCCCTGATGCCGTGGCAGAGATCGTCATCGAACGGGTATCGATGGCCGTCCCGTTGGCTTTCAGCTCGCAGGTAATCTGTACCTGCGAACTACTGCTGACCGTGTACTGATACAGATCCGGCAAGGGGACGGGAACCGCCGAGATGTCACCAGTCCCCGTGTAAAGCTCCCGGCAGTGCATGGTGATGACCTCAGTGGTGGCGCCTGAGTAGCGAGCACCGATAAGGTATTCGATAGTACTTGAGTCATTTTGTGATTCGCAAAATGAGCGCGTACCGGCCAGCATGCCGTCTGGCCAAAGGTTTCCGGCCACACTGATGTAGGTGATTGTATGGCTAGGATACGCGCCGGTGGCAGAGGCGATTTTCCAGTGTTGATCGATAACGGAAGTCGGTGCGGCGAGCGCTGTGCGATCAGTGATCTTGGTCAGGGTGGCTGTCGCCGCCGGCGGCGTCCCGCTTATCGACAGCTCGAATATACCCAACACACCGCGCTCGTATCCGGCGTCGTAGAGCGCAATCAGCGACTTTGCGCCGTCCGTTGAAACGTCCTCGAAATCGATCTTGGTCCGGTAGATGTCCGGTGTATAGGGCGTCGGGGTGGCACAGGTAGCGGTGAGCGTGGCCAGCGTCTGGGTGACGGGCGCTGCGGCCTCGTCAAAATCCCCGAAGCTGTGGAAGGTCACGTCGATAGTCAGTGTTCCGGTAGTGCCGGCAAAAGCATAATTCTTGACTGTGTCGACCTTCCACGGCGTGCCATCCGGGGCGATGTAAATAGGGCCGCCGAGGTCTCGGCCGTAGAGCCGCATCGTCGATCCGGACATAATTGCGTAATTGAGCCAGGTGCGGCCGGCGGCATTGTCGGCGGCGTCATTGCTGGTGGCAGCAACGCCCGGCTTTGCCAGCTTGTAGCTGGCGCCGTAGGGCTGATACAGGCTGCCATTCGGCGGCACGCCCGGGCAAGTAAATGCCGGCCCGGCGGGTGGTGTGACCTGGTTTGTCGCGGCACGCCACAGGCCATGCCAGGGATCGCCGAACTTGACGACCTCGTCGAGGAAAAACGATTCGCCGCTCATGGCGGACTCTTGAACTCGATCTGCACGGGATCACCGTTGGCGTCGAGGAAATCCACCGTTTTGACGGGCTTTATTCGGAACGCGAGAATGCCGTCGGTACTGACCAGCACTTTCTCGGTGTGCCATGTACGGGCGGCATAGCTGGCCTCGACCAGCGGCGAGGCGATGCCACCACCGCTGGCTGGCTTGCCGTTGTTGTTGAGCGCGGCGGATTTCGCGGCGCCGGCTGTAGCCCGATTTTTCATGGGCTCGACGGGCTTGGCGGCGGCGCTGGCCTCTTCGGTCAGGCGGCGCAGTGCCTCGGTCAGGTCTTTGCTCATGTCTCGATCAGCTCATTGGTGGTCAGGCCGAGGTCGTTGTAGACGCCGACGACATGCAGGCTATCGAGCACGCGCATGTGTATGGGGATAGCGTTGGCGACCCCGCTCAACACCGTCGCCGGCAAAGCCAGTGCAGCGCCCGGTGTAGCCGACGACAGCCCCGCCGCCGACAGCGCCAGTCGCAGGGTGCTGGCTGGCAGTCCGGCAGCCGGAGCAGCATCGGTTGGAGAAACGGTAATGGCGGCAACGCCGGGCGAACTGTTGGCGCGGCATGTCTTGCCCGGCAGTGGGCTGCCGAAGTAGATAACCTTGTCGGCCGCAGCCGGGGCCAGATGGTCCTGCACGAATGCCAGGCGCGAACCCAGGCGGGTGGTCAGGGCTGGGTCGGCGTAGAAGCCGAAGCTCAGGGCCATGGCGACCTCAGAAAGTCACGGCCAGCGCGCCGCCGGCAATGGACCACGTTGCTGAAATGGTGCCGGCCTGCTCCAGGGCGTCGCGGTGGGTCTGATCGATGGCGGGCATGATCACGCGGAATTGCTCCTGGTAAGTGGGCGCGGTCGGGTCGTAGCTGTTGGCTGTCGGCAGCACGTTGCAAAGGAATCCGATCAGCGTGTCAGGGTCGGGTGTGCGGGGCGTATCGGCCCGGCCACCAACGTGGTTTGCCAGGGCGACCGGCGTCGCGATGTGGGCAACAACCCCGGTCGGGGCCACGGCCGAAGCCGTGACGGCGGTGCTGCTGCCAATGCTCTCCGGCAGGGCCAGCACAAAGGATGTCTCGGCATCGGCACTGTCGAGATCAAGCATGTGCTCCAGATCCACGACCTGCCCCGTCGCACTGACGCCCTGCGCTGCAATGGCGAGCACGGCGCCGATTTCCCAGCGCGGATCGATCGGGCGGGCGAAAGACACGCTGCGATTGCGCAGCGCCCGGGCTACCTTGCGCACGACCTTGCCGACCATGTGCGTGGTGGCGGCATCGATGTCGGCATGCACGATGTCGGCCCAGTAATCGCCGCCACCGTTGGCGCCGGGGTGCGGCGGTAACAGACCCTCATAGCCGGTCGGCGGCACGGCCACAGTTGGTGCATTGCTGGCCCAGATGCCAATATCCGCTTCGGCCGTTGGCGTGGTTTCCCACTCGCCGCCGTCAAACTCACTGCTCAGCGCCTCGTTGATGGTCTCGGTGCGCTCGGAGCCACCGGGCAAGGTGATCGTGTAGGTGTAAGCGGTCTCGACGTTTTGATACCATCGGCGGTACAGCGTGCAGTTCACCGAGTCGGCCAGGAATGGAGCGTTTTCGTAGGAGACGATGTAGGTGATGGTGGCCGGTCCGACGATCACGGGATACGTGCCCGGCGTCGGCGAGACGACATTGATTTCGCCCTTTGCCTGCCAGCCTGAGACGCCGGACAGCGCCTGCTTGACAGCGGCTTTCGTGGCCCAGTTCACGCCGTGCACGACAAAATCGGTATAGGTCAGGCGCGACCAGGTCACGGCGCGCTCGATCTGGTGCAGGCGTGGGTGGCGGTGCTTGAGCGTGGCCGTGAAGGTACCCGGCAGATCGGCCGGCCAGGTTTGACTGATCGATACCGACTCGTCAAAGACATCGCCGACGCCGAAGCTGGCGGCAGGGGCGCCAATAGCCCATGGAATCGCGCGCCACAGGCCGGCGCTATCGATGGCAACCGCGCCAGCCATGCTATCGAGCAAGGTGGCGAAATATCCAATGGGGTCCGGGTCGGTCGCATCCCAGGCGTAGAGCTTGGGCGCCGGGAAAGCCAGGCCACCGAACAGCGCCTCAACCTCGGCCGCCGACTTGCAGGCAGCAATCCGGGCCTGATATCCGTCGCGGCAGGCGATCTCGACCGTGTGCGATGTCATCTCAACCGGGGCGCGCTCGACGGTGCCCGCAAAGAGCTGGTAATAAGCCAGGGCGCCCGCCCGCTCCAGAGTGACCCCGATGGTGATCGGCTGGCCGGCCAGCGTGAACAAATCGCTGGCCGCCACCGGCTGGTAAGACAGCGATGCAACGCGCGCCGAATCCTCGGCGGCGCTGATCTTGATCTGGCCCGACAAGCGCGCCGAGATATCCACCCCGCCAAGCACGACAACCGGCAGCCAGTGCAGCCCCCCCGGGGCCGTCAGAAAGACATCCGGATTGACGACGGCGACCTGAATGCCGAGCGTGGCATAGCCGATTTCCGGTGCAGCAGATGCCGCCCCGGAATCAAACGACGCGTCGAAGGATGCGTCAAAAGCGCCCATTATTCGACGTGGCCCATGACCAGGATTCGTACAGTCATGTTGCTGGTCGGGTTGGCCAGCGTGCCGCTGGTGTTGTAAAAATTAATCGAGACGCTGCCGTAATTGCTGCTGGCGAAGTAGGTCCATCCGGCCGGCAAGCCGGAAATGCTGACCGAGCCAATTTCTGTCACCACCATGCTGCCAGCACGCACGGCATAGGCACTGGTATCGACTGTGGCCTCCCATTGGCCGGTGCCCGTCCTTGCAAACTGACTCACCATCGGGCGAATCGTCGTGTGCGAGGTTACCGAGCCGCTGACCTGCCAATCGAATCCGATCACATTGACCGTAAACAGACTGCCCACCTCCAGCACATGCGGTTCATCCCAGTCCGCGCCGCCGACTTTGCCGGCATCGGTATTCGCTTCGCCGGATACTTTTTCATGCGTCAAAATCATCACGCTACCTCGCAGGTTAATTCCCAGGCCGGGGCATTGCTGCGGCCATGGCGCTGGCTGGGGGGTTCGGCGATCACGGTCATCTTGATGTAGACGTAACGCGTTGAAACGCCGGCCTGATCGATGACGGTGTGCTCGGCATACGGCGCTGCGCGGGCGACCCAGCCGGGCGGCAAGGATTCGCCAACCTGCAGGGCAACCGGCATTGGCAGCTCGATCTCGAATGGCTGGTCATAGTTGATGGCGTTGAGCGCAGCCGGAACCCAGCCACCGGCGGAAATCGCAATCCGCCACTTGCGCCAGTGCGTCAATTTGAAAGCGGCGCCATTACTCATGCGGCGCAGGGTTGAGCCACCGATCGGCTCGATGGTCTGCTCGTAATCGAGCCAGCCGATCGTGGAAAGCGTGACACCGGCAATGACAAGGGTCGGCAGACTCATGGCCGCCTCCCGAACTGCATCCGGGCACGATCAAAGACCCGCAGGATCTCGTCGGCGGAATCCCGGCTGGCCTCGGCATTGATGCGACCGAGCTTGCCGAAATCGAGCACCAGCGGTGTTTTACTGTCGGCGCCAGGCGCACTGCCAGAGGCCGAGGCCAGGCTGGGCAAGGACAGATTGCCGACCAGCCCGCCGGCTGAGTAGCCGGGCAGCACCTTGTTGCCATACTTGCGCAGGGCTTCGAGAAATGGGATAACACCGCGCTGAGCGGTGATCTGTGAGGGTGTGACGTATTCCTGCCGGTGCACGATGCCGGCCGGCTCATACTTTCCGCCCCAGCCAGTCCAGCCGCCGCCGGCGAAACTGCCGGACGCCCCGGACGACGCCGGAGCCGGGGCGGCTTCGCCCTGCTGCGGAACCATCTTGATCGGCATCACGGCGCCTTCGCCGATCTGCTTTTTGAGGGTAGCGATCTCGCCTTCCAGCTTTGTGATATCTGACTTGATTTCGAAGGCGGCAGCGGCCGTGTTGAGTTCTTTCAGCTTAGCCTCGACGGTGGTCAGGTTGGCCATCTGGGTATCAGCGCGCTGTTGCATCTCGGTCGCTTCGGCCTGCTTGGCTTTGGCCTGGGTTTCCAGCGCCTTGGCCTGCTGCTCGGCGATGCCTTGCATGAGGCCGGCATCGCCGGACTTTTCGGCAAAGGCCTGAGCCCGGTCAAGGTATTCGCTGGCCTGCTGCTGGTACTGCTCCATCTGTGCCAGGCGGCCGTCGAGCTTGGCGGCGCCGGCAGCGGCGGCATAGTAACGGCCCTGGTCGAACATGCTTTGCGCCTGCTGCCCGACGGCAGCGGCCTTGTCTTCTGGCGACAGGCCTTCCATGCCCATCTCGGTCGCCTTGTCGGCTGCCGTGGTGCGCACCTTGCGGGCCTGCTCGAAGAGCTTCTTCGATTCGTCGGCAGCTTTGACGGCGTCGTTTTTCGAGGCCTCATAGGCAGTGCGCAGGGCATCGCGCAGGCGCTCGGCATCCTTGATGCGGGCGTCGTTGAGTTCCTTGTCTGATTTCAGGATGTCACCGGAGGCTTTGCCGGCAGCGATGGCACGCAACTGCTCAAGCTCTTTTTGCTTTGCGGCAAGGTTCGTGGCCATGGTGGCGCGCTTGCTGTCGGAAATTCCCTGCTCGACTTCGAGCCGTTTGGCCTGGTCCTTGTAGTAGCCGACCAGCTTTTCCTGTGCGGCGATTTGCTTTTCGATACCCGAGGTGTCAATCGATCCGCCATCGGATAGATTCTGCTTTTGCGCGGCGGCCATCTCGGCTTTGAGTTTCGCCAGATCGGCCGAGGCCTTCTTGAGTTTTTCCACCGGGTCGGCGCCTGGCGCATCGGTTCCCAGGCCGAGCATTTGCCAAAAAGACAGCTTGTTGCTTGCGGCATCCATGAGTTGCCCCATGAATTTATTCATGACCGGAATCAGTCCGTTGCCGATAGTCTTGCCGAGCGACGAGGCCAGCGCCGCCATGCGATCGAGGTTGTCATTGAATTCAGCGCCAGCCTTGGCTTGATCTCCCGACATGACCAGCCCGAGGCGCTCGGCTTCATCACCCAGGGCTTTCAAACCATCCTTGCCCTGGTTGAGCAACGGGATCAGTTCGACGCCTATCTTCTTGCCGAAAAATTCGGTTGCCAGGGCGGTCTTTTCGGCGCCATCGGGCAGCGTCGTGAATACGTCGGCCAGATCGCCGAGGACATCGATGGTCGAGCGCACCGAGCCGTCGGCATTGCGGACGGCGATACCGTAGCGCTCGAATAGCTTGCTGCTCTCTTCGGCCCCACCGGCAGCGCCGACCATGAGGTTGGACAGGACGGCCAGACCCTTGCCCAGTGCCTCATTCGTGGTGTCGCTCATCTTCGCAGCGAACTGCAGCTTAGCGAGATCCTCGACGGCGACGCCGGTGCGCTGGCTCATGTTGTCGAGCTGGTCGCCATAGTCGGCAGCCGACTTGGTAACCGCCCACAATGCTGCGGCGGCAGCCGTCGCCAATAGGCCAATGCCGGCCATGCCGGCCATGCCGGAGAATGACAGCCCCTTGGCGCTAGCCGCTTCCAGCGCGCCCATTTGCACCTGCAGCTTGCCCAGGGCGCCTTGCGCGATGCCGGCCGCTTTGACAACGCCACTGGCGTCGCCATCGATGATTACTTTGGTCGGGTTAGCCATCGGTCAATACTTTCAGGGCGGCGAGGTAGAGGCCCATGGGATAGCTCAGGACGTTGGGGTGGCCTCGCCCGGCGACGGCGGCAAGGGTATGGTCAAATTCAGCGAGTCGATTTCGGCTTGAATGGCCCGGGAGACGCTGACCAGCGCCTCCCGAGTCCTGAAAAAATGGGGGTTGAGTACCATGGCTTTGTCGCGGAGCGGCGTCAGTTCGGCGACTGTGCAGGCTTCCATATCGGCGGCCGGCATGTCGCAGAGGCGCGCCAGATCATCCAGCGAGCAGTCGTCGAAGACCATGGCCCGAACCGGATCGACCGGGGCGCCGGATTCAGCTTCGGCCACCCAGTTGCGGACGTCGGTCACGGTCAATTCCTTGACCATGACCAGGCGCTCGCCGACCATGACTTCGACAACGGCCATGGATCAGGCCTCGAATTCTTGCTTGAGGAACTGGCTGATACCGGCGCCGGTAACCGTGGTGTCCTTCTGCACGGTGAAGCTGATATCGAGCGAGGCGAAATCTTCACCGATCATCGAGATGTTGCTGGCAACGCCGAGCTTTGCCTTGTAGATGCGACTCGTACCGTACTTCGAATCGACGGCATTGACGCCCTCGAAGAAGATCGAGACGTCAGGCGCAGCGCTGATTAGCGCCTGGACATCGGCCGATGCAACCGGGGTGTAATCGATGGTGATGGCGTCGCCATCCAGAACGCCAGCGGTGCTGATCGTGGCGGCGATGGTGATACCGCCCTTGCTGACGGTATAGTCGCCGGCGGCAACCGTGGTGGCACCCTTCTTGACGACAGGCGCAGTGGCCGTGTTGATCAGGCGGTTGGTCGGGATGAAGGCGCTGGAATTGATGACGTGCGCCTCGCCGACGATGGCGGTGGTGTTCAGGGTCGAGGTGCTACCCCACAGGGCAAGCGCGAGGTTTTCGGCAGTAATCTTGCGCAGGCTGATCTTGCCTTCGACGCTGGAAACCTTGGAGACGGAAGCAGCAACGCCGCCGGCCGGGTCCTGGTAGTCCTTGAGTTCCTTTTTTTCTTCGGTAAAGGAAAATTCCAGGGTGGAAGCGTTGCCGACGTCGCGGAACTTGCGGGCGGCGAACCAGGCGCCGGAGGCATAGGGGGCAATCTTGATCTTTCCGGTGCCGATGTAACTCATGATTAAAGCTCCTTCTCTGTTTTGCCCGGCTGATCCGAGCGCAGGGTGTATTTGCAGGTGACTGAAATTCGCCAGCCGCCAAGCGGCTGATCGAGTGAATCGCGGTCGAAATCAAGGGTTTCGCGGCTGATTTCCATGCCGCGTGTCAGCAATCCGCCCAGCGTCATGGCCGACTTGCTGCCGGTGAGCGCCAGGGCGGCGGCTTCGTGCAGGTTGCCGGCCGTGGTCAGAAAGCTGGCAGCGCCGGCTTTGGCGACGATGAAGACATCGAAGCGCAGCTCGCGCGCCTCTTCGATGACCAGGCCACGCAGGCGCTCGATGATTTCATCCTCGACGCCTTCGATGATGGCCGCCGGCAGATCGGCGTCTTCGAGCAGATAGACCGGCTTGATGTCGGCTGTGACGATGCCCGGCACAGCCGCCAGGGCGGCGACAGTGGCGGCCAGGATGCGGTCGGCAACATGGCTCATGGCTTGTTCAGCTCCACCAGCCAGACGCCGGATTCATCAACCGGACGGCTTGAGACGTCATAGGTAACGCCACGGGCGACAACAACCGAGCCGCGATTGATCAACACCGCATGCGGGAAGCGCGCCTGCGGCTTGACGCCGCCGACCCCGTACACATCACCCGGCGTCAGATCGAGCAGGCCGCGCACGACTTCGCCGTCGACGGTGATGTCTTCGGCGAAGTCCTTGAAAAAATCGGCGGCTGCTGCGGAAAAGTCCATTACTTCGCCTTCTTGCCCTTGGCCGGCTTTTCTTCCGGCGCGGCTTCGATGATGCGAACGCGGCCAATCGACTGCAGATAGACGGCATCCGAACGGCTCAATGTGATGACTGGCGCCGGCTTGCCTTCTTCCGGCTCGATCTGCTTGCCTTCGAACCACATGGGCTCGATGACTTCGGCTTCGACTTTCATGTTTTATCCTTGCGGACGGGCGAGGCCGAAGCCCCGCCCTGCCCTTATCAGGTGATCGAAGAAGCGGCGGAGAAGGCGCCAGCGGTGCGCACGCCCACGTCGCAGGTGTAGAAGGCACGAATGCCGGTGATGCCTGCCTGGAAGTTTGCGAAGGGGTTGGCCGCGATTTCAACGGCGCCCCACTCGGCGAAGATGACCTGGCTGAAGTCGCCGAAGATCATCGTGGCAGCCGGCATCTGGGTGGTAGAAGCGCCACGGAAGCCGATCACGTTACCGTCGAGGATGTTGCCGGCCCACAGCGGGGTATCGGTACCCGAGAAGCGCTGACGCTGGGCCAGCAACGCGGCGACCAGCGGCGTGGTCAGGTAGGCGCAGTCCATCGACAGCGCATTGGCGCCGGCGACGTCGGTCTGGAATTCCAGAACCTTGGCAAGGTCGATCGTCGTGCCGGTGACCGCGCCGATGCCGGCGGTGCCGAGAATGCCGACTGGGGCACCAGAGCCGCCGGCGTTGATGGCGGCAGCATCCTTGGCGATGGCGATGACCTTGGTCAGGTCATCCATGACAAACATGTCGGCGTCGGGCGTCGATTGCTGCAGCAGAAGGCGGGAAACTTCGGTGTAGGCACCGAGCACCTTCGGGCGGAGCTGGAGCAGGCCGACCGTCTGGCCGGATTCGGTGATCGCGGTCGCTTCGCTGGAGAGCCAGTAGGCGGTACCGGCACCGGTCTGCTTGGTGATGTCAGCATTACCGACGAGGCCGGTCAGCGAACGGGCGCCCAGTTGCGAAATCAGGGTACGGGCGCGCAGCAGTTCGATGAAGTCCTGCGGGCGCAGCTCGGTAGCGACCATGTTGCCGGCAGCAGTAGCCGAGGCGACGGTCAGGTCACGACGCTGCACTTCAACCGGCAGGAAGAAGCTGGCTTCGCTCTGGCGCTGGATACCAGACTTCTGGGCCTTGTCGGCAAAGGCGATGGATGCTTCGCGCTCGAAACCGGCCTTCGACCAGTCGCCGGACAGCATGGCATTGATGGCGCGAACGACGGAGAAGCGCTTGGCTTCCTTCTCGTTCATGCCGATTTCTGGTTCCCACTTGTTGCCCTTGGTAGAGACGTGGCCGAGCAACTTGGCCTGGAATTCACCGGCCGGCATGCCGGCATCGATGGCGGCATCGGCCAGTGCGCGGACGCCTTCGAAGTCCTTGCACGACTCCGCCATGGCGCGGATGTCCTTGATGCGCTTGAGCGCGTTGTCGGCAGCGCTGCGCTCGATGGCGGCGACGTCGACGGGGGTTTCGACTACTTGAGGCATGATCTTGATCTCCTTGACGGATGCGGGGTGTTCCGGCGGCGCCGGCGGGGTTTCGGTCTCCCGACTGCGGCCATAGCCAACAGTCGTATCGGCTGGCACCGTGACGAGCGAGTTTTCGAGGATTTCCCAGTCCGTGACGCGGTAGGTCGTCGGCTCGTTGGCGGCTCGTTCAAATGCCCCGGCGGCGGAGTCCAAAGCGCGCCGGAAGGCGACCAGATCGCCCGGCGCATCCCGATGACTACGGGTCAGCACGCGGTCGAACATCTGGCCGTCCAGGGTTCGTTCAATTTTTTCGCCGGACTTGCCGACGGATTGCTCGATGATTTGGTGGATTTCGTAGCCGGTCGAGGTATGGGTCAGATGACCGCCCTGCACCAGCTTGATGGTCTTGCCTTCGTCGGCCGCCCAGGCAATCGCCACCTGGCCGCGCACCTTGCCTTCAATGCAGCGGACGGACCCGGGCAGATGATGTCCGCGCAATTCGTCCCAGTTGTGGTTGTACAGCAGCGACCCGCTGTCATTGATGCGGTCGAGGCGGACGGATTCCGGCGAACAATCGAGGATCTCGATGCCCCACCAGCGTTCGTACGGATCGTTGCTGGCGAAAGACAAGTCGACAATCAGGTCGATTCCGTCTTCGGAATCGGACTTGATGTCCTGCTTGAAACTCAGATCGCGGGTCAAACTCATGGGCAAACCTCCATGAGTTCGAGTTTTTCAATTCGTCGTCAAACGATTAAGGCAGAGTGCTTGACGGACGGGAAAAGAAAAACCGCCCGAAGGCGGTTTGTGGTCATTGTGCGGAGGGGATTAGAAATCAGACTGGCGCAGTGTTGGCACCATCGCGCGCCCACAACTGGCTGATCGTCAGGACATCAAGCAGGCCGGCATCGGTCTTTGTCTTGATGTAGTCAAGCAAGTCCGTGAGGATCGTAAGGTCGGTATTGCCACCGCTGGCACCGGCAGACACAGCGTGCGTGTAAAAGACAAAGTTCGTTCCGCGCAGTATCGCCTTATCAATGAATGCCTTGAGCGCAACGAGCGTTTGACCGCTGGTCGCCTGACCCGCCATAGTCATTTGCTGATCGCCGAAGCCGTAGCGGGTGTAAAAGTCACCGCCGACCGTCGTGCGCGCAGTGATCATGCCGTCTGCTTGCAGCGCAGCAAGGCGAGACTCGGACCACGCGCCATTGCTTAGTGCCATGTGATTGACTGCACGGGGCATCCCGTTTGCCGTAAGCCACGACTTGACGCCAGCGAGATCTGCAACACAGTCAGCGTCAGTAGCGAATGCTGTAATAAGGCCGTCTGCTTGCGTGTTTGTCCCTATGTCCCATCCGGCAGCGTACATTTCTTGCAGGTTGGCAACTGTCATGCGACCACCAGTACCTACCGAATTCTTGACTGCATAGATCGTTGCCGCGTATCCGCGAGACTGGAAAGCCGGGAAAACGTTGCTGTACTGGGTGTCGCTGCAATCATCGAATGTGAATACGATGGTCGGTCGGCCTGCCGCGTTATAGAGCAATGGCCCAATGACTACATCGGTCGTATAACCCGCATTCTGGTTGGCCGAAATCTGATACTGAACCGTTCCATTTGCGCCACTCGCGAACGTACCGAACTCGCTATTGTCAGCAGCAATCCACCGGCGGCCTTTGCGGTAAGTCGTATCGGTATCGGTAAACGCCAGAGTTCCGGTAGCCGCACCGCGAGTCATTGCAGCAGTCAGGCCAGCTACGCCATTGAGCCGGTTAATCATGTAGGCGATAACGCCCATGTTTGCAGGGGTTAGGCTTTGGGTCGTTGTCTTACGGGCGAAAAGCGTAACGCTGGTGCCGTTGCCGGTCAGGCGTACTTTGCCTTCGCCTGCTTGACCTCCGTTGTAATCGGCAACATTGGTATTCGCCGAAAACGTGTATCCAGCAGCCCCGCTGCTCTGGAAGGCGTCGAGCATAACGGCGCTTGACAGAACAAGCGGCACGACAACACCGTCAGAAATACGAACGACAGCAGCTTGGCAGCGGATTGACTTGCCCATATCGGCTTGCACAAGCGTGTATGAAGCAGATGTAGCACCTGAGATTGCTACGTTATTGCGCGTCCATTGATAGCTAGTTGCCGCCCATCCGTCGCTGAGTGTTGCTGTCCGAACGCCGCCAACTGCGGTTGATCCTGATGTTTGCAGCGATACGCCAAGCTCCATCGGCAGCTTTGTAACCGGGTCCAAAATTTCAAGCCCCCCGGTGAGAGGATCGTTTTCCCAAAACAACGGCACCGTCGACTTCATCGGAGCAACGGTATAGGTTGCAATTTTCCGGGTAACGAGGTCGGCTTCGAGATCGGCGGCCAGGGTTTGGGTGGTGCCGGCAGCGAGAACGACGCCGCCAACACGGACGGCTTGAGACAATAGGATGGTCATGGCATGTTTCCTTCGGGTGGGTTTTCCGGGGCGCCAGGCGGGGCAATGGTCAGGTCGACCCCATACTTTTTTGCCAGGGCGGCTTCGGTCTGCAGCTCATCAAAGACGTCTTCGAGGTCGCGGCCCTGGTCGGCGGCGATGCGCTTGCGTGAAATGATCTTGAGGTCGAGCGATTCGCGGGCGGCCTGGATGTCCTTGAGCGGATCGACCCATGCCCAGCCGCGAAACTGCCAGGCGTGCGCCTTGAATTTGTCGTACTTGGCGAAGGGCAGCGGCGAGCCGTTGGCGAGCAGGATGGCGTTGTTCATAAGCGACATGCGCAGCCATTCGGTGAAGATGGGGTCGAGCCAGGCGGCGGCGAACCAGCGCTGGCGCTTCTTCCATTCGTCGCGGGCGCTCAGGATGGCGGCGCGGATGCTGGAGAAATTGACGGCTTCGTAGTCGTTGCAGAGTTCTGGATAGCTGGCGCCGGGCAGGCCAGAGGCCATGCGCTGGTGCGCGGTCTTGATGAACGGGGTGAAAACCTCGTTTGGGTATTTTGAATCGACGGTTTTGACGTCGACGCCGGTCGGCAGGGTGTCCCAGGTGCCGGGCGCGCTGGTCGAAATCTTGTTGCCGTTTTCATCTTTGCCATCGTCGCCGCCGAGGGCGGGCGCAGTGCCATCCGGGGTGACGAAGAAGCCGAGGTGGTCGGCGCCGAACTTGGCGGCCATGAGGGCAGAGAGCGCGAATTCCCCGGCGTAGTGCATGGAGAGCATGGAGGCGTGGCCCCAGGGGATGCCGCGCTTTTGCTCGGGGCGCTGCAGAATGAAGCGGTGCAGCACTTCGCTGGCGGCAACGCGGGTGGCAGTACGGCTGCCGGCCAGGTTGCTGGTGTTGAAGTGGTAGGCAAGCGGGCGGCCGTGGGCGTTGACTTCGATGCCGGCGGCGATGGCATTGATGCCTTCGGATGCGCTGCGGTTGAGCCAGGTGGCGATGCGGTCGACGTCGATGACCTTGAGCGCGTAGCCCCACTTGTTGCCGGCGGCAGCGCCACGCAGCGGCAGGATGGCGTACTCGCCATCGCGGGCGGTTCCCCGGACGATGGACTGGCACAGCGAGGCGAGCGAATACTGGCCGCTGACTTCGCAGTTGCCGAGTTCGCCCCATTCGTTCCAGCTGCCCATGATGGCATCGCGGGCGCCCTGGTCCGGGCTGCCGGGTGCGTTGTCGGCGAGCGGGACAAGGCGCGGGGCGTTTTCACCGATGAGGTTGGTTTCGACGATATCCAGGTAGTTGCGGAAATAGTCGTTGTTGTTTTCAAGGGTGCGCGAGCGCGAGCGCAGGGCATCCAGGTCGGTGCGGATTTCGTCGTCGATGCGCTCGGCCGTGGCACGCCAGGTGCTGGTCATGCGGTTGAGCTGGGCGGCGGCGAATGACTTTTTGAAGACGGCGGCTTCTTCCTTGCGGGCCTTGGCGACGCGGGCCTGGCGCTGCGACTCGGCAAACTCCGAGAGGATGCGCGAGCCTTTGAACGGGACGACGGTTTGAGTAGCCATCAAAACCTCATGAGGATGCGGCCGGGCCGCGCCGGCTTGCCGCCTTCGCGCCGGACTTCGATCAGGTACTGACTGCGCAGCTTGATCAGGTCGGCCAGTGCGATGTATTTCATGCGGCGCCCGGCGATTTCGTACTCGGAAACGCCGGGATCGTGGTTCTCGATCCAGGCTTCGAGCGCGGCGAGTGTCTTTTGCGCGTGCGTGCGGGTGTCGAGCCCGACTGCAACGGCCAGATCGGGCAGGATTTCAATGCTGCCGACGGCGACGGTATAGGCGTCGGTTCCGTTGCTGACGCGGGCCTGCCATTGATAGGTGCCGACCGTCCAGGCGGCAGTCTGGGCCGGGGTGCGCGCGATGCGGTGGAGATCGCCTTCGGCAGTGCTGGTGAAGCTGATTTTTCCGCCGGCGTTGAGGAGGTCATACTGCACGGACCAGCCGGCGCCGGCCGGGTAGTCCGCCAGGGTCAGCAGCCAGGATGCCGAGTCGCCGGCGCGAATGGCGGCCGGCGGGGTGGTCAGTGTGGGAGCGCTCATGCCGCCATTTATAGGCGGCGGGCGTCAAGCGATTAAGGCAGGGTGCTTGACGTCATGCCTTGCCGGATATTCCAAACCTGCTGGCGGGTGATGCCGATGCGTTCCGATATGGCGGTGTTGCCAAGGCCTTGCCGGATGAGGCGGCGGACTTCCTGATGCTTCTGCGTGACGGCCATGGCGTTGGCGCTGGCGATGTAGTGCCGGTCGCCGCCGTGGTCGAAGCGGAACTGCCGCTCGAATAGCTCGCGCTTTTCATCGGTGAAGATGTCGTCGCCCAGTTCGGACTGAATGAGGTCGAGTGCTTTGTTGAGGATGTCCATTTACCAGCCCAGGTTGGGTATTCCATGATTTCGCCCTGGCATTCTTGTTTTGACGGGCGGCTTCTTTGGCGCCTCGATCGGTTTTTGTTCGGCGGCTGTTTCGGCCGGTTCTGCGGTCTGTTCCGGCTCGATCATGGCGGCGCGCCGCTTCCAGTCGGCCACCTTCCATTTGTGCAGGTAGAGTTCCGGGTGATGGCTGGCAGCGGTGGCGTAGACGTGGGTGTCCAGGACTTCGTTGCGCTTGCCCTTCTTGATTTCCCAGCGGTTCTTGCGCGGGTTGAATACTTCGGCGACTTGCTGATCGAAGAAAGCATGCTCCAGCTCAGTGCTGAAATGAACCCTGCGCTCGCCGGGGTCTTTGTCGGTGTCATCGTTGAGCCGCCCATAGATGTGATGCTTGGCGGTGTCGGTGCCGACGATGTAAAGGGCGACGCCTTTCTTGACGGTCTGGCCGCGCCAGTTGACGTCCTGGTGGCTGGGCTTTCCGAGGATGACGCGGCCGGTAGTGCTGGCGCCCTTGCAGGCGATGACGCGGCGGGCCTTGGCGCGGCGAACGTAGGCATAGACGTCGTGCGTGAAGTGACCGCCGGTATCGATGGCCGTGGCCTCGATGCGCAGTGTCTTGCCGTATGAATTGGTAAATTCGGCCGTCAGGTAGTCATCGAGCGCGGCCCATACTTCATCGCCGGACGGCTTGCCGGGGATGATGTGGTAATCGATGGTCCATTCCTTTTTGTCGGCGCCCCAGCCGATGACGCGAACTTCGAGGCGGTCGTCCTGGGTATCGACGCCGGCCGTCAGGACCAGCACGCCCTGCGGGATCGTGCGCAGCGCGTAGGGCTCGGCGCGGGCGATCAGCACGTTGGGCTTGAGGTCGTGCGAGCGGTCGGCCCAGGATTCAGCCAGGCGGGTGTTGATGAAGATGACGAGCTTCTTGGCGTCGCCCTGCGCCTCGATCCATTCCTGCGCTAGTTGCACCCAGGAGCGGCCGAGGCCGTTGGGCGTATAGATGCCGTTGATGTGATAGCTGCGGTAGAGCGCGCCGGGGTTTTCGGCGATCCAGCGGCCACCGGCTAGCATGCCGTTCTTCTGGTGTTCGTCGATCTCGCAGCCGCAGTGTTCGCAGACGTACCAGGCGCGGGTGACTCGCTGGCCGACTACCGTCCATCGGACGTTCGACCACTTGAGCGTCTGCCGTTCTTCGCAGTGCGGGCAGGGCACATGGTAGCGGCGCTGGTCGCCGGCCTCGAATTGTTCCTCGATCTTGCTGGCGTCCTTGATGGTCGGGCTGGAGACGACGAAGAGCTTGGAGTTGTGGAAGGCGGCGAAGCGGATCTCGAACAGGCCGAGCGGATCGCCCTGCGGCGTCGTCCAGTCCCATTCATCCACCTCGTCGGCCATGCCCCACTTGAGGCTGGAGGCCTTGAGTTCGGCGGTCGAGCCGCTGGTCTTGAAGTAGATCAGGCCGCCCTTGAAGCGCTTGCGCTTGGCCGCGTTGTCGCCCGAGCGATTGCTGCGCAGCGCCATGGACTCATTGACGACCGGCGTATCCTTGACCATCGGGTCGAACTTCTGCGACGTCCAATCCTGCAGGCTGGCCTCGGTCGGCATGACGACGGCGCCCGGCCCCTTGACGTGGTCAATGCAGTAGCCGACGAAGTTCGATCCGATCTCGGTACCGCCCCACTGCGACGGCTTCATGAGCACGACCTTTTCGCCGGGCGCATCTTCGGACAGCGCATCGAGGATTTCTCGCTGCGGCGGGTTGCGCGACGTGCGCCACCGCCCCGGCTCGGCACTGCCATCTTCCGACAGAACGCGATTGGCGTCCGCCCACTCGGAAACGAGCAGCGGCGCCTTCGGTCGGATGGCGCGACGGGCGATGCGGTAGGCCAGGGCGTGGGCGGCGGTCATTTGCGTTTAATGATTACCTGTTCAGGACCATCACCAAGAAACGAGTCATCAAACTGACAAAAACCCGCAGGCGAATAATTTGGCGCATCAATCCAGCCAATGATTGGAATATCGTCGTCCCAATCTATCCAGTTTTCTGTGCACGGTTCTTCTGGGCGAAAATAATCAAGTTCCATTGGTCCGCCCAATCCAGTCATGCAAAGTCCCGCGTGATCGTTGAAATAACTCATTCCTCACTCCCAATAATTTCCAACTGCTTCGAAAACTCCCGTTCCATCTCAGCCAGCGCTCCAAACACTTCCTGTTTGAGCGTGGCTCGGATGGCGTCGAGATCCTTGCCGACGATTTCCGGCGCGATGCGGTGCGGCAGGTTTTCCAGCCGCTGGCGAAAGGCATCCGCCCACTCGGAAACGAGCAGCGGCGCCTTCGGTCGGATGGCGCGACGGGCGATGCGGTAGGCCAGGGCGTGGGCGGCGGTGTGTAGCATCATTAGAACGGATCGCAAAGCCTCAAAGGAAGATGGCGATAAACATTCCTCTGGCTTTTTCGCGCCGATCTAACCTTTATAAATTCACGCAGTTTCGGAACACGTGGGCTGCAATCTAGATGCCTATTCAGATACCAATTTACCCGATCAGGGTCGTGATATGGATGGCCGACACCAGCCATCTTGTATTCATGACGCCTCATTAAAAACCTATTCATTCCTCACTCCCCATTTGTTCAATGTGTTTAGAAAATTCCCGCTCCATCTCCGCCAGGGCACCAAACACTTCCTGCTTGAGCGTGGCGCGGATGGCGTCGAGATCCTTACCGACGATTTCCGGCGCGATGCGGTGCGGCAGGTTTTCCAGCCGCTGGCGAAAGGCGGTCACGACGTCAGCGATGGCGCCTTCGACTTCTGATTTTTCGACGACCTTTCCGATGGCGCGCTCGTATTCGAGCTTGGCCTGCATGGCGCTGAATTTTTCCTTGACGGCGCGGGCGGCCTGGTAGCTGCTGCCGATCTTGTCGGACTGCGACGCCTCAACCGGTGCATCCTGCCGATTTTCGGCATGGCGCTGAGTGACGTCGTCGCGGTTCGGGTCCGATGTGCCGGCGATGCGGGCACGGCTGGCTTCGACGTCGACTTTGCCGTCTTCAGTCATCACCAGACGGCCGGCGCCTTTAAGCGCGGTGATATAGCTGCGCGCCTTGCCTTCCATGCGGGCAAATTCGGCCTGGGTGACGGTGGTCATTCGCCGAACGCCTGGCCGGTTACGGCGTGGACGGCAATGATGCCGCCCTGTTCGTCGATTAAGACGGGGTTGGTAAAACCGAATTCCTTAATGCTGGCCGCTACCTGGGCGACTTGTTCTTCGCTGTGGGTTCTACTGTTTCTGGCGTAGGGAATCAGCGATTCAATGGCGATGTTTTCAATTTTCATTTTGCAGTCCTTAGTGCATCGGCCAGCGACTTGTCGAAGTTGGTCTTGAAGACGCGGTCGACAGTGCGCTTGGCGATTTTTTCGAGGTCGAACTTCTGGCGGTAGGCGACGGGGCGGATGTACATGATCCAGGGCTCGACGACGCTGCTGCTGCCGGTGCTGATGCGGCGCCAGACGCCGGGCGGCAGGCCGGATTTGTCGCCGGGCCTGGAGACGAAGTAGCCGATTCCTTTGAGTTGCTTCCCGCGCCCAGAGCGGCGGTATTCCTGCAGGTTGCGTGTCTGGCTGCCGAGGATGCCGAGCATTTCCTTGAGGTTGCGCTGGCGGATGTTGCCGCGCGCGTCGAGCGGCAGCTTACCGCCCGGGGCGATCATCATGCCTTCGGGCAGCAGGCCGCGCCCGCGCAGCCAGCCTTCGAGCTTTTTCCAGCGCCGGTTGCCGCCGCTGTAGAGGTGGCCGAGGACGCTGCTGTAGTTGGTGCCGCCGGACGGGGCGTCGGTGCGCAGATAGACGGCGGCCTGCAGGGTGTCGCGGGTGGCGGCATCGACGTTAAAGGCACGCAGGGTGTATGGCGTGGCGCCGCCGGCGATGTCGCGCTTGAGTTCATCCTGGTTGTCCTTGCGCACGGCGTACGCGGTCTGGGTGAGCGCGCGGGCGGTGGCGAAGCGGACCTGCTTGCCGAGTCCGCCGAGGAAGGAGCGGGTTGCGGCCAGGCCGTCGATCTTGACGTTGATCTTCACCGCCCTGCCCTTTCGCGCTTTTGTGCGTCCTGCAGGCAATCTGCCCAGGTGTCGCAGGATTTTCCGAAGTTGCTGTCGGTGGCGTAGCTGCAGCCGGGGCAGATTTCGCTTTCGTAGTCGCGGGCAGGGCAATTGCGGGCGGCGAGCAAGGCGCGGTCGCGGGCCATTTCTTCCTGGTGCTGGGCGCGGTCGATGTCGTCCATTTATTTGCCTTTCCGGTTTGCACTGTGCGCCTGTGGCGCGTTCATCGGACCGACCAGGGTGTCGCATAGCCGGATAGATCGTTCGGCGTCGTATGGCGGGCGTGTGCCGATCTGGTTGCCGTTCTCGCTGGCCCAGAAGGTTGGCTGTCCATCGATGCCGGCCTTGATGCTTGGATTGATGGTTTCCGATCCGAAGGCGTCGCGGAGATCGTCAATGAAGGCGGCCACGGTTGGCATGGCGAGGCGCATCGGCTTGGTCATGAGGCATGTTCCGGGTTGTTGTTTTGTGTTCCGGGTACCCGGAACGCTGGAGAACCGCTTGGCTGCGTCGTTGTTCCTACTGTTCCGGGTGTTCCTCCTGTGTACACGCGGGGATAACAAAGAATGCGCGCGCGTATGAAAAACACCTGTGTCGCGCACGCACACGGGCGGGATCGACGGAACACCCGGAACACCCGGAACACTCCTGTATTGGCGCGGTTTTTCAGCGTTCCGGGTACCCGGAACATATGGTGATTGAACCTGGAACAGCATCAGGCAGCCCACCTTTCGCCACCGCCACTGAGCGATTCCGCGAATCGGCGGGCGCATTCGCCAAGCCACTGGGCCTGGTCAGATCCGCTCGGCATGGCAGTCCCGGCATTTTCAAGCGCCGCGATTGGCGGAAGTACCATGGGCTTCGGTTCTGTTTTAATCGACGCCTCGGCCGGGTACATACGGATCTTCTTTTTCTCCCAGCCGGGCTGGTGCGCGATGGCGCCGAAGAATTGATTGGATGGCCGGGGACGGCTCTCTCCGTTCGCTCGGCACCACTTCAGGTAGGCGGCATAGAAGTCGGTGGCCAGGCATGGAACGACGGGAAGATCGGCATCACCGAGAATCCATTCCTGAGAGAAGCGCAGCTCGCTGGCAGCCGATAGGCTGATCAGGTTGCGCTTGGCCTGGGTCATCGGCGGGCGCTTCTTGGGGTGGAAGTTGGATAGATCGCGCCGCAGCAGGAAGTTATAGAAGGCTTCGGTACCGCCGTTGGCCAGCTCGGCATGCAGATCGTCATAGAACGATTCGGGAAGTGCCGGCGGGGTGTAGATGACGAGGTGCCGGCGGTCGTCGTTTTCCAGCGGCAGCGGCTGGTTTTCGTTCGATAGATAGACGATGTTCAGGTGGTTCTTCTGGTTGTAAGCAACCAGCCCCTTGGGGTTGATGCGGATGGTGTCGCCAGTGACCAGGTTCTTCAGCTTGTTTTTTACGTGCCACATTTCCATGCGGCTGACGATTTCCTCGGCCAGGATGAACAGGCGGTTTTCGCCCCAGTCCGAATTGAACTTGTCCTCGATGGCGTCCTGATCAACGACGAGCCCATACTGCCCGTAGATGGTGCACATGACCTTGAAAAGCGTTGTCTTTCCGGTGCCCTGCGGGCCGTGCATGATCACGGCGCTACCCATCTTGGCGCCCGGGTTCTGCAGCGGCCAGGCCAGCCAGTCGAGCATGTAGTCGGCGACCTCGCTGCCGTTGGCCTCGGCATTGCAAAGGAATTCAACCAGCTCGAGCAGCACGTCGCACTTGCCGGCCGCCGGCTTGATCGGCCAGCCTTTCCAGGTGTTGAGCAGCACGTCCGGATCTTTGCCGGAAGGATCGAAGCCGACCTGGTCAAGATAGTAGGCGCCGCGTGTGATCCACACCGGATGCCGCTTGATGTCATCACCCCGCACGCCGGCCGGCAACAGCGCAATCATCTGCGAGCGCTTGGCTACCTTGTTGGTCCACGTGTCGAAAACGTAATCGCCCGTCCCATCGTCCAGCGGCACGAAGCGCCCAATGATGTCATCGAGGTCCATGACCGACTGTGCCGCCCTACGCTTACCCGTCTCCCCTCCCCCCGGTTGCCCGCTATTCCCGCGCGCCGCAGGGGTCGCCTTCCAGCCGAGTGCCGAGAGGGAGGATTCGATCTGTTTTGCGACAGCATCGTGGCCTTCGAGCAGATGCAGATCGTTGAAATCGGTGGGGCCCTTGGTGTCGGTCGGGCGCTCGTCCTTGAAAATCGGCAGAGCGACACCGCCATCGACGGCCAGCGCGGCATTTTGCGCGGCGGTCAGCCCGGGGTTTCCTTCGGTGCGGTAGTCGTCGTCGGCGCAGATCAGGATCTTCGCGCGCTTGTACTTGGCCTGCAGCGCCTTGGCCACGGACAGAAGATTTCCTGCGTCGAAAGCCACAGCCACCGGCAGATTCGTCGCCTGGTTGATGGATGCCGCCGTGGCGAACCCTTCTGCCACCAGTAACAGGCGATCGGGAATACCGCCGATCAGGAAGAAGTGCCCCTTCTTGGCCAGGCCAGCCGGCCAAAATGACTTGTCCCGGCCGTGCTTTTTCTCGTCGTAAATGATCTGCAGGCCGTAGGTCCGGCGCTCGGTGTCCTGAATCGGAATGCAGAACTTCCCGCCCGGCAGAAAACGCCCGCCGTGCGTCTCGACACGCTTGCGCTTGAGGTACTCGGACTGGTCTCGGCTGCCTTCCTGACAGTGCGATCGCCAGGCGAAGTCGGCGCGCCGGGCGCATTCTTCGGCAACCCGCTTTGCTTCTGCTTCGACCCGCTTGCGGTCGGCCTGAATGCGAGCTCGTAACGCTTCGAGCTGTTCGGCCGTCATCGCCTGCCGATCCTTGCGCGGCAGCTCGATCTTCTGCACCAGGTTCTCGGCGCCCCAGAAAGCACCGAAGCTGCCGACGATCAGCAGACCAGAACCATCGGCCCGCGGCAATTCGTACAGTTGAAACCAGCCCCGCTTTTCCCGTCCGCCATCCTTGTGACGGCAGCGGCGGCGCGAGCCAATGACAATATCGCCAGGCGCAATGTCGAGGCCAAAGGCCTGCATCTGCCCGAGCACATCATCAAAATTTGTCCAGCTCACGCCCTGTCTCCATTCTTGTTCACTATGTTCACCACCCACCCACACCAAAATAAACGCGGTTCGCAATACC